GCGCGACCCGTTGTTGAAAGCGCTGGCCACTTTGATTTTAATACATCCACAATCTCAAGAGATGAGAGAAGTGCTTTGTTGAACGCCGTGTTGTATTCCTTCTCTTGCATAAAGATAGAGAGAGGATCTACGTTAAACACATCTGGTTGCAACTTAACTTCTTTTGCTCTGATACGCTTAAAGTCCTCAATGAACTTAAGTCTCCTATCGCTATAGACAGGCACATCAGCATCCATCATGTCATCTGCTGCTCTACCCTTAATCAAGGACGAGATGCAGCCAGTATTGACCTTACGATGATCGATACGCTCAATGAGATCTTCGATAGAAGCAAATGGACCCTTTGTGCAGAGTTCATTAACAACCGCAGGACCACATCCCTTAATAGCAGAGATTGGTGTAATGATGACTCTTTCGCCATCAACTTCACGAATTTCGAACTTAGAAGTTGGGTGCTTCAACGAAGGTGGTTTAACCAAATCTCCAAGAAGCGCAATATACTTACGTGTCTTCTCTTCTGAGTCATCCAAACTTAGGTTCAAAATACTGCACCACCACTCTAGCTTATGATGATGTTTCAAATACATCGTGATGTATCCTAGTTCACCATAGGCATGGGAGTGACTCTTGTTAAAGGAGTAACGTGAGAATGCTTGAATCTGCTGACACACGGTCTCAATAGCGCCATGGTCCCATCCTCGGGCAGCACAAGACACCCTGATCTTATCGAACGTAGCCATAATGACTTCGTGTTTCTTCTTAGCGATAGCATCACGAATACGATCAGACTCCTCCCATGTGTATCCAACAATATCCACGAGGAACTTCATTACTTCCTCTTGATAGACAAAAACTCCATTGCTGTCCTTCAGGATAAGCGCCAAATCATCGTGTAAATACTCTACAGAGCGCTTTGCATTTCGAACATCCATGTAATACTGGGCAGCTGTTGTGTCATACAAAGGTCTAATAGTTACACTTTTAATTTTTTTATCAACTCTTCGAAGCTCCGCCAATCTACACCTCTTGCAATTTTATCAAATTTAATCAAACCTAGCTTTAATAACTTCAAAAACACTATCTCGTACTCTTTGTGGATTTTAGAGTGCTCATCTGTCTTTACCAACAAGAGATTATCAAAATCGTTGTTAAGTTTATCTCCGTCTATATGATGAACTTGTTCTCTATTTTTACCATCTGGCCATACTCCGGTATTTTTAAACCAAACATACTCATGTAATCTAATTCGCTTTTTTAACTCATCGACATATATTGTCTGATAACCCGAACGAAGTCCTGTTTTTGTTTTTGCATCAGATAAAGACTTCGCATTTTTTGCAACTCGCGTATCGCTATACTTATTTTTCCCAGAATTCCAAGAAGACCTACCTCTCCTTGTTCTTTGAGAATCAACCTTAATGCCTCTTTTTTTTAAATGTTGAGAAATAGTACTGGTACTGATTTTAAATTTCTCTGATATATCAATAAAACGCACGTTGTTTTTTACAAAATAATCAATAGCTGCATCTATTGTTGTTTTTTCCACTTTTCGACCCATATAGAATACTCCTCTTTTGGAACTTCAATTGAGGTTCCATCTTCATATTCTACTACAACCACTGCATTAAAACCTAAGGGTGCGTCTAATGCACCAGGTCGACACAAGGCTGTCATGGCAGATAGATCGGCTCTCTGTAGAGGGCAGAATTCTTGAATGTATCCCTTAATCAATTCAGTATTAAACTGGAATGACGAATCGGTCTGCTTGTTATAGAAGTCCGCATATACATCCTTGTCCTCCGGAAGACGGTATATGAGAGACAAACCTTCTTGCTCAATCAAGTAGTTAATGTTGGCATTTCTCTTCACCAAATCGATACACTCTGATACAGCTGTTAGGGTTTTAATACCTAAGATATCAGCCTTAACTAGACCACATTTTTCAACCATCTTTGCATCGTACTGAGTGACTTGAATTTCACCAAGATCAGCATCAGTCATCATCATGGTTGGAACACGAGATGCAGATAGATCCATGGTTGAAATAACGAATGCAGACGCATGTCTAGATAGACCACGGATCGTACCAATAAGCTTTTTAACCATTGCTTCCACATCTGGATACGTTTGGAAAAAATTGGCTAATTGCTTATTAATCTCAATCTGACCGGCGTTATAGTTACCTTCTTGGTCTGTGTATCCATACAAAAAGTCATGTTCGTCAACGCCTTGAGGGCTATCTTCGATGTCTTTACATACTGCCATCACTTCTTGATCGTTGCGATTGCGCCCATATAGCGCAAACATCGCATCCTTAATGGCATTCTTAGTCTTCATCTTATTGAAGGTGGCAATCTGTGCAAAGCCCAAACCATACTTCTTCTTTAGATAATCCATGATAAGAGAACGCGCCTTATCACCGATATCGGCATCGATATCAGGGAAAGAACCCGCTCTAATACGTGCATGAGACAAGAATCTCTCAAATGGAAGGTGAGCAGCAATGGGATCAACATGAATGATTTTTAGATAGTAGGAGATGAGAGATCCGCCCGCAGATCCACGAGCAACGCCCTGAAGAACGCCCTGTGAACGCGCAAACCTACCGATATCCTCATATACTAGGAAGTACGGGATGAAGTTTAGCTTCTCATTATCCATGATGACATCAAGCTCTTGCTTGAATCGCGCTACATACTCTGGCGAGTCATTCCAACGACCATGATCCTTAATGAGGCGCATCATATACTGAAGCGTCTGCTGGTTATAGTCCTCTAGATGCAAGTCTTTAATGTCCTGTGGAATATCGATCAACGGTAGATGATAGTCGAACTTAACTTCGATGCCTTTAGCCGCATTCATCACCTCAAAAGTGTTTTCGACCCACTGAATGAACATATCTTCAGTGAGCCAATTCCCAAGGTGCCTCTTAAGCTTCGTAAACATCTCTTCAGATCGCATCTGATGGTACGACTCATGAAAGTACCAGCCGTTGCTATTACCGTTCTTGAGCAAACAATCCTGGACGATCTTGTCCTCAGGATTGATAAAATGGGCATCTGTTACTGGAACGCATTTGCCACCATACTTATCAACCATCTTAGACAAGAAGATGTTGTAGCCCTTTTGCTTGTTACCATCGCAAGAGCATTCATCTGGTTCGATAGGATCGAAGCTGCCGGTTTTCTTATTGAAGTTATGGGTGACGTCACCGCAGTGAAATTCAACATAGAGATCGTCACCGAAGAGTTCCTTATACATGACAAAGCGCTCTTCTGCAAGCTTAAGATCTCCATGCCAGAAGGCATGACCAATTGGTCCTGCAATGCAGCCGGTACCGAACTTAATGCCCTTCTTGTACTGTTTAATGTCTTCGAACGTAACACGAGCCTTAACGGAACCGAAGTACGAAACTGTATCGTTGTACGCAACTGAGGCCAACTTCATTAAATTGAAATACCCCTCTTTGCTTGCAGCCCAAGCTGTAATGTGGTGATGACTCTTGTCCTCTGCATTCATCTTGACGTAGAGCTCTACGGCAGGGATAAGGGTTACAGCATCCAACGGATGATTAGTCTTATGTTCTTTATTGTATTCTTTGATAAACTCTTTAGCACGCAACGCATCAAACATTGAGATGGCGGTACCATGGTCAGTGACTGCTAGCGCTGGTGTATTGTTCTCTAAACACCATCCAACCCATTCTTCTGGTGATGGAACAGCATCTAACAGTGAATATTTAGAGTGATTATGAAGTTGCGCTGGTTCTTTAAAACGATTCATGCGGATATTATACAAATGAAAAGGCGCTGTAACCGAAGCTACAGCGCCCTATCAAAGATAACAACGCATCAAATTAGGAGGTTTGGAAGTTGAACAAGAAATCTACGTTTGTGTTGATTGTGTCAGAGACATTAAGTTTCAAAGAGCATTCGTAGTTGTAAATTTCTTCTGCAGCCAGCCCGTCTTGGATACCAGCAAAGAAAGCCTTAAGGAGAAGATTGTCTCCGTTGTTGGCCCTTAGGTATCCAGCGTTCAAAGCACCAGTGCCGGTAATCGTTACAGTGAACTTTGTACTTCCCTGAGCAGCTGCACTCAATAGAGCAGACTGTAGGGCTGTTAGGTTCGTAGTAACATAGGTAGCGCCTTCATCAAAGGCATCGTTTAACTTAGCCTGAAGGCCTGTTGCACCATCAAAATAATCTGTTTTTAAGCTCATAAAACCTCCAGCCTAAATCTTACCATTAATGAGCGCCTGAGCCTGGATTCACTGCTCCGCTTTCGATCTCAGCGATCTTCTCAAGCAAGAACTGAATCTTGGCCTCTTCGTACTTAATAGTGCTGGTATAGGCAGCATTTAGGTCCTTAACAATCTGCTTAGCAGCAGCCAACTTGTCGTCAGCGGCACGCTCTTCCTTGATCGCTAGGATCTTTTGCTCAGCCTTAACGATAAGGTCTGCAGCCACATCCTGGTTAACATTCTCGTGATTGTCCACGAAAGACTTACTCAAAACCTTACGAACAGTATCATTCTTTGCCATAATTTATCCTTAAAGGGCGTTTGCCGTTATTTATACCTTCATCTTGAAATGGCGTCTGAGAGTGACGATGCGATCCACAAACTCTTGAGGATAGGGGTATTTCTGTATGCGCTTCTTGACGAATTTCTTGACGAACTTCTTTGCCTCTTCATCTTTAGAGACTTCATAGATTGCGAGGTGTTCTAGTTCTTGTTTATACGATCTAGCAAATCGCTCTGCGTTAGTTTTCTTCTGATGACAGTCATCGCAAATACGTTGTAAGTTGTCTTTGGCACACCAGAGACGATCTACAAAGATATTCCAATCCTGGAAACCTTCATCAACCGAAACAACAGGATCAATATGGTCGACTGCAATTTTAGACGTTGGAACCCATTGATCACATACTTGACATTGACGTTTAACCCAATTTCGTTTATGACGAGACCCATCCTTGTTATAGCGAGGTTCTTCTTTACGACTTGCCTGCATAGCTTCTTGAACCACAGGACTACGGGCAAATGCTCGTCTTAAAGCACCTCTAATAACAACATTTTGATTATAAGTTTTCTTTTTCATGCAATTTAAGGTATTCTACTAAATTAGAAGCCCGTTCGGCGCTATCAACCAACATTCCAACTGCAATATTGCAACGATAACACAACAAGCCACGAATCTTTTTAGATTTATGGTCATGGTCGACCGCTAAATTTCTAACTTTATCATTACGTTTATCTGTAACGTTTTTAGATTTATGGCACTTACAAATGGCACAACAATTATTTTGTGCTAACAACATTTCAGAATATTGTTCTGCTGTAATCCCATATAAATTACGAAGATTACCTTCTTTAACTTTTTGTGGGTTCTGTTGTTTCCACTTTTTTAACTTATTAAGTTCTCGAGTTCTATGTTTTTCAAAATAAATACGCTTCTGTGCTGCAACACAAGTTTTGCAACTTGCGCGCAATCCATCGGCTGATTTTTTATCTTTATAGAATTGATCTAATTGTTGCTCTTCAGAGCATTGACTACATGTCTTCATAAAGACATTGTATCAGTGAAGTATCCTTTAATGGACACGGAACTATTCTTTTATAGTATGTCCGCCACGTTTTGCGGCAGCTCTTGTAAGTGAATCTAAATGAGCTTCATCTCTAACAGGTATTTTATGATCCTGATGATGCATTCTCACTAGTTCTCTATTATCTTTAAAAGAATACTTTGGATCATACTCTGCATGAGTATCTTTAAGTTTCTTTTGTCCAGGAACATAACCTTTAGGTGGGTGAGTTCCGGCATTAAAAACACTCTTTTCTAAGCTCCATTGACCGTTTTTATCAAACTTCAAAAATTCATCCATGTCTTTTATTATATCATATTTCAACATTGGAACTTTAGCTTGCTGTGGATTGCCTTCTTTGATCTGCTGAGCAACCTTCTTAGGGTCCTTAGTGGAAGCTGGCTTGATACCAGGCATCTTCTTAGGGACTTTAGCCTTCATTGAAGGGACGGGAGGCGTTTGGATAGATGGTAGAGCTGGGATCTTGCTTGGGGTAGCTGGAGCAAGTCCTTTCTCTAGAATTTCTTTCATTTCGGCGAGTGCCTTGACCAACTTATCCATAACTCAATATTATCATGCTAATTAAGATTATTTCTCCTTAGCGTCAGACGCGTGATACAATCAAAAAATGAAAACTGGCGTCTATTTAATCAGAAACACGGCAAACAACAAAATATACATTGGAAGTTCTGCTAGTAGGCGCGGTATCGTTGATCGATGGTACCAACATAAAAGTGCACTTAAAAATCAAAGGCATGTCAATAAGCATCTACAAAATGCAGCCACAAAGCATGGACTATCAGTTTTTAAGTTAGAAATATTAGAGCTTTGTGAACCAGAACAATGTCTCGAAAAAGAACAACACTATTTAGATCTATATAAAAGCTATTTGCCAAATATTGGCTATAACTTATGTAAAACTGCCGGAAACACTCTTGGCAGAACACACAGTCCAGAAACTAAATTAAAAATTAGCGCAAATAGAGTTTACAAAAGTCCAAGCAATAAGGGTTTGCTTGCGACCGCAGAACAAAAACGCAACATGTCTATTGCTCAACAAAATAGTCCAAAAACCCAAAACCACATCAAAAAATTAAATCTCTCAAAAAGACGGCCTGTCCTAGGTGTTCACATTAAAACCGGCGAAATCCTTCACTTAACTCATGCGGGGGCCGATAAACGCTTTATTAATTCTGGAATTGTGCAGAGTTGCAAGGGTAAAATCGCCCACTATAAAAGTTTTAAATGGTCATATCAAACGTAGATATGCCATCTCTTTTTTCTGCCTTTATGCATTGACTAAACGAAGCACGGACCTCACTAGCATGATCAACCACAAAGATTTGACGGTCAACAGAGAGTTTGGTGAGCAAATCAACCACTAATTCACGCCCTACAGCATCTAGGCCATCAAACGGCTCATCAAGGATGACAGGGTTTAACGAGATGCCAAATTGCTTCTCTAGGACGTCTAGCATCGCGAAATCAACGCATAGGGACAATGCCTTAAACTCACCGCCAGAGAGGGAACCAATAGAGACTTCTTCACCGTTCATAACGAGGGTTTCAGAGAATTTTGCAACCACATCTCCACGAACGTTCTCTTTATAGGAGTTGAGGGTGTAAGAGGCGTTTGGCCACACGATATCAATGTATTCTTTTACTGTTTCATTGAAACAATCAATAACAGAATCAAGAACATAGGCCTGAGCACCTGTAGGTGAATACAGTGCAACTACGGTTTTGTAAAGCTCAATATTGCGTTTATTCAAGGCTATTGCGTCACGGAGTTTTTGGCACGTAGTTTCTAAGTCTTTAACCTTGTTAACTAAGTCTTGATTTTTAGCAAGTTTTAATACAGCACTTTCTTTCAAGTTTTGCTTAATTCT